TTCAGCGTTTGGTGTGCCATTGTTAAAGTTAATTAACATTGAAGGTGCAAGACCATTAAGAATATTGTTTAAGTGGTAGTTGCTTATTTCTTCTTCTAACTCTGCATACTGCAAACCACCCTGATAGTCTGGACTTGAATAGTACTTATAACCCGCTCTGTAAGGCTTAATGTAAATAATCTCAATACTTTCGTTTGAATAGCCAAAAGCTGGTATGCGTTTTAGTTCTGTTCTTGGTTTTACATTACTCCAATCATCACTATAATAGTAGCCAGTTATTTCGCCTTTCTCATTGCATTTCTCAGCTCTTAAATTTTCTACTGGGATGTGTTCTACTTGTGCGATTGTCTTGCGATCCTTTGAGTAAATAACTTGTATTGAGCATTGACCCATAAGCTTTAAATCGTAACACAACTTGCGCACACAATCTTTTTTAAATAAAGAAATCATTTTAGCGTAAGCCTCTGGCTTTTTATTGCTGTCTAAAGCATCTAACCCTTTGCCGTAAATCATTTGGCTGACACCATTGATTATGGCGTTGTTAGTAGGGCTTCCGTTGTAGCGGTCTATAAGGTATTGAAAGTAGTTGTTGTCGCTTCCATACGCTACCCATTGCTTGTTGGATTTCTCTACAATCTCTGGGCTTGTGTAACTGCTTAAATTAACTATTCTTAAATCATTCATAAAATAATATAATCGTTATCAAAGCTATTCTCTGTGGTGTATTCCCCACTATTTACAGAATAGTAATCGTTGTTAGCTTGGTTTATAGTTTGATCTGTACAAAATACTTTGTCTTTGTAAATTACAGCAGCACCATTCTTTACTTCAAGCATATAAAAATCGCCTTCAGTTAATGTACCGAAAGCTGCTACAAATGACATATAATTGCCATCTGTTGAAGCGGTAGGTGTTTTATTTATAGTTGCGCCAGTACTTTCACTTGTTAGGTTTATAGTAATTGCACCGCTTACAAATTGACGTGGTATAACCTTAAAAGTTTTGTCGCCATTAGTTCCTATAATCTTCATACTAATATATAAACAAAACTATTTTATTTTGTATAAAAAAACCCCTACATTTCTGTAAGGGTCGTATTTAGAGTTAATTTTAATTATTTCATAATATTAGATAAGAATAATAAGCATTCAAATAAAAACTCTTTGTTGGTATCGTTGTTGCTATCTTTGAACTGTTGTGATATTTTATCAAGAGTTTCTTTTTGAGTTAAGATGTCTAAGTGATTGTTGATATAAACTTCTGGTGTCATAATATTTATTGTTTTTGTTTTACATTACAAATATATAACACTTTTTACTTATAAACAAATTATAAACAAGTTTTTTTTAATTTTTTTTGTTTCTTATCTGTTAGGCATAAAAAAAGCCTCTCTAAAAAGAAAGGCTAATTTTAAACATAAACAAACTACTATGCTGGTGATATTGGTGTTACAGCACTTACGTCTGGCTCAGTACAGAAGAACGGAGGAAAAACCTCTGTTGCTACTGCTGTTAAAGTGAACCCTTGTAAATCTCCAGGTGCAGCACCAGTAACGATAGTTCCGCCAGTGATTTCTGCGCCATTATCTCTACCTACTAACAAACGCTTAGTATTACCAGCACCATCAGGGTACAATTCTACAACGTAATGTGCACGACCTCTATTTAAGAGTTTGATCTCTTCTTGTGTCGCTACGTCTAAGTTTTGGAAAGTAACATTTAGAGTACTTTCATAAAAAGTAGTTCCGTTTTCTCTGCTTGATGTTACAGCAGTTTCTAAAGAACTTAAACCGCCCTTTACTTCAAACTTAAAGAACTCAGCAGAGTTGTCCGTTGGTAGTGTTATAGTACCATTACTATCGCCTAAAGCAGCAATGGCAGCACTATAATCTAAGATGTAAATATTTTTAATTCCAGCAAAGGCGGTCTTACATCCAACCCCTCTACCTTTTGTTATTGCACAAGCCATATTTTTTTAGATTTAATAAAAAAGGGTAGGCAGTTTTGCCCACCCCAATTTATGTTAGTTAATTAATTTATTAAGAATAAAGTACGATGTCGCCTCTAACTCCGTATTGTACCCCAGCAGTGTAACGCATTACAACACGCACATTCTGAGAGCCATCAAGGTCAGCCATATCGATTACTTTAACTTCGTTTCTGTCATCTAAAAGACCAGTTCCAAAGAACAAGTTAGACTTCTGAGCCAATATAGCTTTGTTGTTTGCCATACCTTTAGCTACAAAGATGTTGATACCTTCAAAAGATAAAGCACCACCATTGTACCACATTGTACCTCTACCATCAACACCATTGCTTCCAATAGTAGCAGCAAAGCCACCTAAAGCACGAATGTAAGCTTGTGCGATGTTTGAAGAAACGTAAAGCGTTAAATCTTCTTTACCTAAGATAGTTGAAGGTGCAGCATCAACAATCTTCCCTAACTCAGCGATTACGTTAGCACTTGTTACAGTTCCTTCTGGAACGTCAGCACCACCATCAGCAGTTAGTAAAGCATCAAAGCCGTCAAAATTTCCTTCCCCTGAAGCACCACTCCAAATAGAAGTTTCAGTTGCGTTGGCAACCTCAGCAGCTACTCTTGAAATAACATAATCAGAGAATAAAGGAGGTAATTCGTCAAAAGCACTAAAGCCCATTTGAGCAGCTTCCCAATCTGCGTGTAATTCTTTTTTACAGATTTGTAGGTTTACTTGTAGTTCAGTTGGTGTTAGTACTTTCTCAGTCAATGTAAGACCAGAAGTAGTAGCATCAAAATCACAATCAGCAGAACGTACCAAGTTTGAAAAAGCGCCTACTTTCATAGCAGCTTTATACTTGATGTTCGGTAAGATTGTTACAGCACCAGCGTCAAGCGTTGATGCAGATAATAGGGCAGCACCTAAGTACTTCCCAGCAAATTCTCCAGCATAACTGGAGCTTGTAATAGTTGGATTAGCCATTTAATTTAATTTTAGTTGTTAATTATTTTGTTTATTACTCTATCAAGTGTGCTTAATCTTCTTTTGTTAGCAAACTTGAAATTTTGTTTTGTTTGTACCTCTGGGTTAGCCTTGATTGGCTCGGCAGCTGGTTGGTTAAGTTCCTCTTGTACTTCTTCTGGCACTTCGCTTAACTCTAATTTGTCGTGTTTAGCAAGTTCTTCAGTCATAAGGTTACCAAGATCATCAGCACTCATTTCTTCCTTTGGCTCAAGCATAGCTTTGATTTCTTCAATCATTTCTTTAACCTCAGCAAGTTCTCTTTTAGTAGCGTACATTTCTTCTTTTTCTTCTTCAAGTTCCTCTTGCGCTTCTACTTCTTCTTCTTCTTTTTCCTCAGCTTTGATCTCGCCAATTATACCTTCTTCAGCTACTACTAAAATACGTCCATCTTCCATTTGGTACTCCCCAACTGGTACAGCTACTTTTTCGTCATCAGTAACGATAAAGATTTCTTTACCAGCTTCAAACGCTTCTGCCTCAACGACAGTTCCGTTTTCTAACTTTTGTTGTGCCAACTTAACTTCTTCAGATAAGCCTACAACTTCTTTGATTTTCGATATCATATCATTTGTATTCATATTAATATATAAGTGTTAAAAATTAATTTTGCATTTTCAGACATTACCTACACCTTGCGCCCTTAAACTTCCATCACAGCATTTGGTTTTGTAAGTGTTATCTTCACACAAACAACCGCCTCTGCGACTTCCCTTTGGACTTGTTTTACTTGGTGTTATAAATCTTTTAATTCTTCTTAGCATTACTTCTTATCGCTTTTTGGGTGTCCTTTAGGTAAAAGGTCATTATCGCCTTTGTACTTTGCGTTTTGTGGTCTGCCATTCTTTACTAAGTATAAAAAGGCATTGACCCTTGCAAACGCCCATTGTGAAGCAGAACTCACTCTTGGACTGCGTGAAACATT